CCACAGCGAACCGAGCATGATCTGTTTGCCGGGCCACGTCGTCGCGCCCTCCTGCCAACCGATCATCGCGAACTCGACCGGCGTCGCTTCCGGATCGTCGGCGACGGCTCGCACCTGCCGCTGAACGTCCGGGTTGAACCGCCGCGACTCCTCGCGCGCCATGCTCGCGACCGTGCTGCGTGAGTCGGAGGTCCGGAAGTTGTACCCGTCGCGAGCCCAACTGTAGCCGCCGACGTCGATGTCGGCGGTCAGCGTGATCTCCTCGATGCCCGCCTCACGGTACTGACTCTCGACGTTGCGCATGTACCGGGCGCCGAACCCCTGCCCCTGGTAGTCGGGCTCGAGGATCAGTCCGTCGAGCCGGGCCGTGCGCTGGTCCGCGTGGATCGCGTGCTCGGCCTGCCCGACGGTCTCGCCGTCGGCATTCTTGATCCACGCGCTCACGTAGGTGGTCTGACCCGGGCCGCCGCCGCGGATCGCGTAGACCTCGGTCCGCAGCCCGGTCAGCTCATCGTCGTCGAACTCGTACGCCGCCCTGATCGCGGCCTCGTCGCCGGCATGCAGCCGGGCCGCGCCCGGCGATCCCCCACCGCCGCTCGCCCCGCCGCCGCCTTCACCGAACCGGCCCGCCTCGTCGCGGGGCTGATCGTCGGAGTAGCGCAGGTGCCACGGCGCCCGCGGCAGCGGCGGCAGGTTCAGGTACTCGACGATCTTCTCGCGGACCTCGGGATAGGGCGAGAGCACGGCCGACCCGTAGGCAGCGCGGGTGCGAGCGGCGTCCGCCGCGCCGCCGAGTAGTTGTCCGTCGGGATCATCGACAACTCGCACAACCATGTCAGAGTGAACCTTGACACTGGCCACGACCTCGGGTTCGCCAAGCGGAGCGCCCTCGCTGTCGCCGCCGTCGTCCGACGACCCGCCACCACCCCCGCCGCCCGCCCCGGCAAACCGCCCGCTCTCGTCGCGTTCCTGATCGTCCGAATAGCGGACGTGTAGCGGCGGCAGGTTCAGGTACGCCTCGAGCGCCTCGCGTACAGCCGGGTAGGGCGAGAGCACGGCCGAGCGGGCCCGCGGGGGCGCGAGCGGGAGGTCGACATTCTCGCCCGCGAACGCGAGGCGTAGCCGGTCGAACGCGACCGGGCCGGCCCGGTCGACGAGGTCCTCGACCCGGCCGGCGTCGCCGGTGTACTCGAGCGTGACGTGTCCGATCCAGGGGCGATGCTGCTCGGGCGCGGCGAAGACCTCGCCGGTCGCCGCCTCGACGAGGCGATGAACGGCGTCGAGGTCCGCGCCGGACAGGCCGAGCACGACGCACGGCGCCGGCCCGGTCGGGTTGAACATCGACACCGCGAACCCGTCGGCCACGACCGGCACGGCGAAGTCGGGTCGGACCGCGTCCTCGATCAGCCCGCGCATGCGCTCGACGAGCACGGCCCGCACGTCGGCCGGGATGGCGGCCGCCTCGCCGAGGTAGACGAGCGTCGCGTGCAACTGGTCGGCCGGCTCGCCGCCCGGCACCGCGAGGCGGGCGGCGTCCTCGGCCGTCGGCACGAGCGCGACCATCGCGCCGGTCTGCTCGCCGTCGAGCGCCCGCAGGTGCAGGAACGGCGCGGCGCGGGCGAGCAGCTCGGCGTACGTCATGCCGCCCCGATCGCCGCCGGAGGCTGCTGGCCGTACTCGCCGGCCGGTGCGGCGCCGACCTCGGCCGTCGCCTGGATCGGCAACGCGGGCGGCTCGGGCGTGGGCTCGGGCGGCAGCGGCGGGCGATCCTCGATCTCGCGCACCTCGTCGACGGTCAGGAACTTGTTCGTGAGCGCGATAGCGTGCGCCTGATACCGGGTCAGAGTGTCGGGCCGCAAGAGGAGATTCAGGTTCCCCTTGACCTTCGTCCCCCGCGGGAAGGCGAGCGACAGCGTGCCCTCGAAACGCCCGACGTGGCCGCCGAGGGAGAACTTGAGCAGGTTGACCGCGTCCTGCTCAATGTTGGAATACTGCCGAGCGCTGTTCATCCCGCCGAGCCACCCGATCGGCAGGCCGAAAATGTTCTCGAGCTCGTTGAGCGTGAACTTGCGCGCCTCGACCATCTCGAGTTCCTCGGGGTTCCACGAAAGCGGCGTGAAATCGGTCGTCGCGTTGAGTACGGCCACGGTCCGCGTCGACTGACTCGCGAGCCACCCGGTCTTGAGCGCGGCCGCCTCGTCCGTCGTGAGGTCGGGGTTGCTGGACTTGAGCACACCCGTCGGCACGCCGTGCTGCGAGATCGAGGACGCCTGCCGCTGCTGCGCCTTCGCGAGGTTGAGCGTCTCGAAATGGTTCTCGAGCACGCCCATCCCGCGCACCGCGCCCGGCCGGCACGGGCCTTTGATGTGGATCACGTCCTGCGAGCCCATGCGCATCGAGCCGATCGCGTATTCGAGTTCGCCGACGGGCAGGGGCGAGTCGACGTACGGCGTGACCCGCCGAACGGCGACCATGTCCGCGGGCACCGGGATCGCCGCGGTCGGCCAGCCCTGCGCGTTGCGAGCCGCGATCACGCCGACCGAGTTGCCGTGCCAGATCAGGTCAAGACCCCACGACGAGAACGTCGTCATCGCGGCGTCGGGCGGGTTCGGCTGCTCGAGCAGGGGCGGGCAGGGGTAGAGCTTCTCGACCGGGTTGCCGGCGTACTCACGGTACGCGTCCCACGGGATCTCACCGAGCAGGTCAGAGAGCAGGATCGCCGCCCGCCAGGCGCCGGGGATCGACATCCCGCCGCGGTACGGGTCGGCCGAGGCCCAGTCGGGCGCCATGTTGTCCGTGACCGTGAAGATCTGGACCGCCCCGGTCACGGTGTCCTTGGCCGTGATCACGGTCGAACGCATCAGCTTGCCGAGGCCCATGTCAGAGCTTCCCGGCCTCACGCAGCGCGCCGAGCACGGCGGCTGCGATCCCACCGGCGATCAGGGCGATCGACGCGCCCCACGTGAGCCACACGCCGGCCAGTGCCGCACCGCCGCCGAGCACCTGCGCGGTCAGCGCCGTCGAGGGGACCGCGGTCAGCCGCAGCCCGCGCACCCGGCGGCGTCGAACGGGCGGCGCCACGGGGTCAGGGTCCGCGAGCGGGTGTCGCGAAACGGGCGATTCGGTCATCAGTACACCCTCGATCTCGGGACCGGTTTGGGACGCTCGCGCGGGGCGAGCGACGTCGCGAAGATGGCGCCGGCCAGTGCCGGTGCCGAGTCGATGCGCCGGTGAGCCCTGCCCTTGCGTAGCCGCCACCCCCCATCGCTGGACTGCGGGACCGCCGAGGCGATCTGATCGGAGAAGTCCGGCGCTCCGTCATGTACTAGAACGGCGTCGACGATCACGCGGTACGTCATCGAGTACGCGATGATCATGTTGCGCCCTTGCTGGGGCATCCGGAAGATCGGCAACGGCGGGCGACGCTTGGCCGGGTCGGGATCGTCCATCGTGCCCGCCTCGAGCTTGGACAGGGTCGGCCACCACGCCTCGTCGGCCGCGATCCACTCAGGGTCATAGAGCGCGGTCAGCGCGTACAGGTAGTCATCGCACTCGTCCTGATCGATCAGCCCGCCATCCGGAAACCATATCTTGGCCGAGGCTTGCAGCCGCCCGTCCGGCCGGCGCTGCACGGTGATGACCGCGGCCGAGTCGCGTTTCAGCGCCATGTCGGCACCGATCCACGTCGGCAGCGACGGGTCGAAAGTCCACGCCTCGCCCTCTTTGACCTTGCAGGCGTCCCACGCGCCGGTCGGTAGCCACGACTCGTCGCTCGCGACCCACCGGTTCCAGTAGTAACGGATGGCCTGCGGCAGCGGCATCTCGCGGAACTTCTTGAGCAGCTTGCGCACGTCGGCGACGCCGCGGGCCGCGAGCGGGTTCGCCTGGCGGATGCCCTCGATGACGTCGTCGTCGCGGGTCGGATCGAGGCCCGGCTCGGCCTCCATGATGACCACGAGCTCATCGTCGCCGCACTCGCCGCGCTTGGCCCGGGCCACCACGCGACCCCACAGCGTATTGAGGTTCGACCCGGCCGTCGACAGCAGCGCGACGAGGCCGTCCTCGCGCTTGGCCGTGCCGCCGCTGGCCACGTTGTACGCCCGTTCGCGCAGCTCGGTGTCGAACTCGTGAACCTCGTCGACGAGCAGGTCGGTCGCTTTCGAGCCATCGGCCTTTTTCGGCGTGGCCGGGATGCGGCGCATCTTGCCGCGCTCGCCTTTCAGCTCGACGAGCCCTTTCTGGGTGCGGGCGAACTCGGCGAGCGGGCCGAGGTCGAACGTGACCCGCGCCTCGTCGAGGATCATGTCGGCCTGATCGTACGACGATGCCATGTTGATCACGTCGGGCGACGTCCGGCGCACGCCGTGCGGCCGGCCGTTGGGTAGCCACCCGCCCCGGCACCGCTCGCAGCCGTGGCAGACCACCCGCGGGCCGCGCAGCGACAGCGCGCCGAGCCACCCACCGGCCGGAGTCTTACCGCCGCCCTTGCCGAGCGAGAGGATCAGCGTCGAGAACCGCATGCGGCCGTCGTCGCGGACCTCGCCGAGCTTCCAGAACAGCGCTTGCTGCTCGGGCGTGAGGTCGGGCGGGAGGCCGTACATGTCGCCCTCGCCGAGCCGGCAGAATTTCATGATCCAGCGGACCCAGTCGGGCCCGAGCGTGCGCGTCTGGTCGGGCAGCGGCCCGTTGTTCCACCGGGTGAGCGCGGCCATGAACCTCGGGTCGCACTGCTGGATCAGCGCGGTCCGGCCGAGCACACCCCACGCGCTCACGAATAGTCCGCCCCGAGGTCGCCGTCGTCATCGCCGATGGCCTCGGCCATGGCGCGGCGGCCGGCGAGCAGCATCACGCCGAGCGCGAGCCGCGAGCGCGGCGAGAGGCCGAGCTGCGCCTCGAGCATGCGGACCTCGGTCGCGACGCGCACGCGCGAGGCGACCGTCGAGTTGTACGACTTGCGCGCGAGTTCGATCGTGACGAGCGCCTGATCGACGAGCGCCTCGTCGCGCGGATCGGTCCTGTAGAGCCTCGCGAGGTCGCGCCGTGCTCGCGTCTCAAGGCGGTCGTCGCGGGCCAGCATGCCGGCGAGGCGCTCGCCGAGCGCGTACAGCTCGTACAGGCGGGCGATGACCGGGCCGTCGGTGGCCGGGTCGAGCAACTGCGCGACCATCGAGCGCCACAACGCGTCCCATTGACGGCGAAGTTTGAGCGAAAGGCCCGAGGGTGGGCGAGGTGCGTCGAGTTTTCCCGCGATCGGGCCGAGAACGGCGGGAATGTTGCGACGTTCCCGGGACTCCGGATCCTTCGCCAGCGCCGGCACCTCGACCCCCTAGTTGATCATGAGATATTGTGGATCTCCCCGGCCGGCCCGGCAAGCGTACGTGCGAGCGTTCTCG